AGGAGTGCATAACATCCATATATCACCGTCTTTTCCTACTCCGGCCATGCCAGCAGTCTTGCCGTCAGGCACTGTAAAATACACGTAGGATGGGTTGTGGGACATGAGAACTGGAAGGATGGTAGGATCTATCCCATGACCCTCTTGGACCTCTCTGAGGTCGTCTGGACGGAGATTAGAAGCCACTTCTTGAGCAGCCTCTAATGTGAGTGGGTGAATATAATTAGACACGTTGATAAAATCTGGGTGAGTAGTCGCCTTCCCAAGACATAGCATGTAGCGTAGCTGGGGATGGGTGTGTAGATTTAAGTATAATATCTACGTTAGTATTCCGTTCATATACCGGAACAGTTTTGATAAATTCTTCTAAGTATGGTACATCAGCTGCTTCAGTTTGATCTACGATTGAAGATTCGTGTTGATCTGTAAAGCTGACTTTACCTACACGATTTAAAGTTGTTCGATATGAACCTACTTTACCAAAGTGTAGTTTAACTCTGTGTAAAACTAATGATGAGTTTACATCAGCAGTTGGTTTATTATTCTCTATTTTAGTAGGATAAAAAGTTGGAAACTCGATCTCATAATCGTATATATAACCTACTGTAAAAGCACCTTGACCAGTTGGTAGTGTAGAATCAGACCAATTACCTGTAAGTATTAGTGATGTCCCTGATACTGTAGGTAATGCGAATCTACCATTCTTATCTATAATAGCTAGACTGTAGTTAGGTGTGCTTACAGTACTTAACCAACTAACATTACTGAATGTAGTAGTAAGAGCGTTAGCGTCATATACACCACCACTTATGGTAGTATGATTATCTAAGTGTAGTAGAAACTCAGTATCATTTGAGATTACAGCTGGGTCAGTATCACCCTGTACAAGTTGTATCTTTTGTAAATAGTAGTCCTGATCTAAAAAGAAATATTGGTCATCTATAATAAAATGATACAGTAAAGGGTTATTAAACTTCCATGTAAACCATGATGCTTGCTGTCTGTTTTCTGCTATTTGAAAATACTTATAACCTATAACGGTATCTGAGCCAGTCTTACCTAACAGAACTAAAGAGTTATCTCTAGAGTTTGTAAGTAAATCTATATCTTTAGGTATCAGTGTAGGTATAACTTTACTCACTTCTACAATGTTCGGTTCTCCTTCTCGTCTTACATTAGCCATTTCATTAAAACGACTAAACTTACCTGAGTTATCTACATAAGCTAGGGTAGTACCAAGAGATATAGGAGATATAGTTTTGTTATAATTAAAGGTAGATATACTACGTAATTTAGCTGTATCTGGATTTAAAATTGTATCATCAGATGCAAGTAAAAATTGTTGGTTTGTACTAAATACTACTAAACCTGTGTTAGTTTCTATACCATCAAATAACTCTGACGGAAACATAGAAGCAGCTGATATATCTATAGGGTCACTAGCAGATATAGTTAAAGCTGTCTCATTGAAAAAGTCAGGTTCTCCTAGTGTTCCCGGTCTAGATGTTATAACATTTTCACCTGACAGGAGTGCTAATCTATTACGAAAGAATAATACTTTATTTATACGTTGACCTACAAATGAAGGTAGTGGGTTTGTGGTATCATCACCTACTCGCCTGTCAGCATACGTAAAAGGTCTAACTGTAAATTGTGTTAAACTTGTACGCTGTACAACTATAGGCATGTTAGTCAACGTTTTATCTATTTCGGGTTTTGCACACTCAGACCAAGAACCAGATCCGTCTTTATCATTTTGTCCAAAAAATTTAAGGTAGTAATCGTCCTCATCTGCTATACGAGAGTTAGAAATCTTAACTATGTAACCATGCTTACACTGGTTTGGTAAGTTTGCCACATCATTTACAGAACCCTGCATAACTCTTAGAAGGTCATCGTTATCAATCGTAACATTAAATGAACTTGCAGATGAAAGATATATTCCAGTTCCTATTACTTTACCTGATATACTAGATGGTAATTCAGCTACAATACCAGCAAGTATAGTATCAGCTGTTACAGCAGTATCAGCATCAAAAGGTGTAGGCTCAGGTCTAACCATTTTAAGGTTAGCATTTATCTGAGTAGATTCATGATCTTCTACACGTATAGTATAGTTAAAACCTTTCATAGTTACAGTAGTTGTATCACCTGTTTGCCAGCCTTCGCCACCATGTAATAAAACAACTTCTCTATTGTAACTACATCTATAGTTATTACCACCGGGGCCGTTTTCACTAGCACTATAGTTAGGACTAACACCTTGCTGACCTAATGTATTAATTCTAAATATTAAATTCTTTTTAGTACCAGAGTCTATACTAAATACCTGAGTGCCTATACCGGGACAGTGCCCTGTACCATCAGCCTCAGAAAGTGTATCACTCTGTATTTTAATACGTGTAGCACGATGTACAGTCTGAACACTTGCATCATTAAATAAGTTAAGGCTATACTGCCTTCCGTTTTCTGTACGTAGGAGTTCTATAAATGCAAAGTGAGCATCTGGTCTAGAATCCGTCTGTCCCGTTACACCTACTAAAGTATTAGAATTAGAAGTATCCCTATTTGTAACAAAGGTAGTATCATTGATCGTTAGAGTTTGTATATTTTCTGGTGATGATGTAGCGAGATAGCTTGTTATAGCAGTCTCGTGATCTGTTCCATCTACAGTATAGTTAGTAGACATAAGCTGACCATCATTACAACGCCATACTCTAACTTGTCCGTTAGCTGCTATCTGTCCTATATAAGACCCTTCTGTCTCGTCACGAAAGTAGTGAAACCATGAGCCACCAGTCTGTACTTGACTGAGTGGACTGGTTCCTACTCTTCTAGCTCCCGGTCTTTTAAACAATCCATTTGTTACATCTGGTATTGCGTTTGTTATATTTTTAAGCTGACCGGGAAACTTAAGGTTGTCGGGCTGTTCGGATATACCTCCGACAAAGTTAGGTATAGTTTGTGTAACGCCTGCCATTATCTTCTAAGACTTCTCCAAGGTTGATAGGTTGTGTAAGATTGACCTTGTTCAAATCCCAGCATGTTGTGATCGCCCTGATTACATTCATACTCCATAAGTGCAGCTCTAGCAAACTGCTCCTGAGTACCAAGCATCTTAACGAGTGATGGGTTAGCTACAAGCTGTGTTGCTGCTACACGAGAAGCTCTGTATGTAATATAGCGTGTAAATACAGTTGGTAAATTTTCAAAAGGTACAAGATATATAACGTCTAAATCTAGTGCTGACGTAAATACATCTGTGTGTTTTATTTTATCATATAAAAATCCGTCTCTACGAACTAGGTCCATAGTGCGGTTAAATCTGTTATCATGTAGATCTAGTGAAAGAACATTGTTAGGAATAGCAATTTTACCATTACTATCTATTGCAAATTCTACATGTGTTTCTGTGTTAAAGTGCCAACCCTCAGACTGTGTGTCTACATTAGCATCACGAAGTAGATTAAATACAAATGCTACTTCTGGGTTGTCCTTTGCCTGTACACCGGGGCTGACTTGCCCGAGTGTTGTTATTGGTGCTTGTCCGATAGCCCCCAGTATATTGTTTACTGCGGATAGTTCGGTATCGAGATCAATAGTTGTGGTAGCCATAAGAAAAAAAGGGGAGCCGAAGCTCCCGTATAAAAAATAAATATTAAGTTAATGCAGTTGGTGCAGTACCTGTACCAGCGAATAACTCAACAGAGGCAGCAGGGTTAAGTGAATCTGCTCCCATTGCTAGGCGACCTAAGATTACGTCACCTTGGTATACAACTGAAATGTCTCCAGATGTTACCTGTACCTGAGGTCCGATTGCTTCAACAACACCAGCGGCTTCCTTCTGGAAGATTAGTCCGCAGCTGTTATTAAACTCTGAGCTGTTACCATATGTGTTAACAGTCTTAGTTGCAGAAGAACCAGCTCTCTCGTCTTCCATAGTTTCTTCTACGAAAGTACCTGTTCTACCGGGGTCTGTTACTCCGGGGTTTGTTGCAGATGCAGTACCATACTTAGTACCAAACTTACCAAAGAATGGAATGTTCATTGACTTGTAGATCTTGATGCCTGCAATCTCAATGATTCCTTGTCCTGACTGTAAGGATGAACCTTGTACGTCTCTGTTGATAAGTCCGTTAGAACCAGCACCCTGTATTAATTCGTAATACTGTCTTGGGTTTAGTACAGCAACTCTTCCGTCTGTAGAAACGCCTTTCTCGTCTAGTGCAGCAGCTGCATCATAGAAAGCGTTTACAAGAGCCTGATCGTCATAAGCGTCAGCAGCAGAGTTGTTTGTTCCTACTCTGATCTGTGTACCACCGGGCTCAACAAAGCCTGTCTTAGTAACAGGGCTAACTTGTCTAGCTGCCTTAGTGATAGCTCTGAAGATCTTTCTGTCGTACTTCTCAGCAAGAGCGTATCCGATCTTCTTGGATA